ACCATCATATTTAACTGTTCTTGCATTACAATCTATTACTAGAACTTTTGTATTAGCAAAACCAGCACTTCTATTTACAACTATCTTTTCATCAGTATCTGTATTCTCAAATGAAACACCAAGACAAGTTGCAGCAAATCCTGCTCCAAATGTTATAGTAATAATCGGTTTTGGTTCAGCACTACCAGAAAGAGTAACAGAACTACTATAAGGAGTAGTACTTACCGAAACAGCATTTAAGGCTGCTGTTAAACTTGTATCTTCTCCTATCCCAGCAGGAACTACAAACTCTGCTATCCAGGGACAAAAATTGATATTCATATAATCCCTGTTGAATTCAAGTTGCTACATATCTTCTTGTCCCATCTGCCCAACTAATATCAAGATTCTTTTCTTTTCTGCTAAATAATTCTTTAAAAGTATCAATTGCTGTTTCCATACTTGAAGCTGTTGAAGCTTTGATATGTCCAGCAACCATAATCCTTTTGGTTCCATATTTTTCTGATATTAAAATAGCACCATCATTTTTTGCCAAACCTAAAAGTGCCAACTCTCTTAATGGAGCCGATTCGTGCTTAAAATATCTCGGTACATAATCTGTTGTTACAATCTCTGTATTGTCAAATTTTACTGAACTCATATTTTTATTCACCAGCTAGAGTTTTTAACTCACTCTGGCGATTAATTAAATCTATAATCTCTCTTTCAAAGGCAATTTTATCTCCTATAAAAGCACCTGCAAAATTGAAATTATAAATAGCCCCTGCACTACCTCCTGCAGGAATAACAGCTTCACCTTCATGTAATGTATATGCTCCTGTTTTTGGTACATAACTTGTTCCAAATTGATATGCTCTTAAAGGAGCTCTAGTAGTAGGAGTAGGTCCTCCAAACATACCACCAATACTTTCAGCATATCCTCTATAAAGTAATTTTTGTTCTTCAATCCAACTTTTTAATGCTTCTGTTTTTGCCTCTAATGCTTCTCTAAAAGACATCTCTTTTTCTATCTCAGCTTGTATTGCTGCTTCTTTTTCTCTTCCAATAAAATCTATTGCTGTTTCATGTTCTTTGGTTAATGCAATCAGTTTTTTTGCTCTTGTTATTTCTCCTTCAAGATATTCTTTTTTCATCAGTAGTAACCTCTTTTCATGGTCAACTCTTAGCCTATCCATTTCATTCATCTCCATATAACTTCTTCTTTCGGCTAGTTCTTTACCTAATCCTAAATCCCAATCTTTAAAGCTTTTAATTATTGCTTTTTGTTCTTCTATTTTATCTTCTAAATTATATACTTCTTCATCGTCATGTCTTTTTGCTGCTTCCCACATCGCATCTTCATATTCTTTAATCTTGTTTTCTGCATCAACAACCATTTTCACAGATTCATCTTGAAAATTCTCCTCTTCTCCACTCATTCTTTTACGATAATCTTTAGCTTCTTTTTCTATCTCTTTATAAGCATCTTTTATCTCATCTCTAATTTCTTTTACTCCTTTAACTGCTTTTTCAAATGCCTTTTCTGCTTCATCTCCTGCATCTTCTATTGCATCCTGAAAAGCCTGTGTTTCTTCAGTAGTCATACTAAGCCCTTCTCCCATTAAATCCAATTCCTGTACCATGTTGTCAAACTGAATCATAACATCTTGTGCTTCTTGCTCTATCTGATTTATAACATCAGACCAAACATTCATTTCTTTTTGATTTCCTACAATAGATTCTTTCAAATACATTGCCGATGCATATAATTTCTGAAAACCAAGATTCGATAATTTAGCTCCTGTTGTTACATAATTTAATGCTTTTAAAAGATATTGAAGAGATTGTATCAAATAAGGAATTGTTTCTTTTCCCATTTGTATCATTACAACATTCAGTTGATTTTTGAACATCTGATATTGAGCATGAGCAGTTTCTTTCTGTTTTTCAAAAGCAATAGTCAAATCATCAAACCCCAATTCCATATCTGCTAGAATTTCATTAAATTTTTCTGCCTGTGCTCCTGTCAAAGATAACATAGCTTTTAATGCTTCTTTTCTTCTCAATAATTTTTTAATAGCAGCCTCATCCCCATCAACTGCTTCTACTACTGCTTTCAATGCTCCTACTAATCCTTTTTGTTGTATAAGTTGCTTACCATTTTCTACTCCTAATTTCTTATACAACTTTAACATTTTATCATTAGCAAAGACAATAGAAGTAATTGCTGAACTTAATTGTGTTTGAGCATCAGAAGCCGCTAATCCAGTTGTCGTAAGTGCAGCTGTCGCAGCTTGCATTTCTGTTAACTTAACTCCTGATGTTCCAGCAATAGAAGCTAACTGACCAAATGATTGTGCTAATCCTCTTACTGTAGTTTTACCATATTTAACTGTTTTAAATAAGATATTTGCCATCTGATAAGCACTATATCCTTGTACTGAAAAGACGTTTACTGAAGAAGTTAATATATCAGTAGCCTCAGTTACAGTACCTAAACCAGCGACAGCTAATCTACCAGAAGATTCAAGTACAGCCATAGCATCAGCAGCATTAATACCAGCTGACCTTACTTGATAAAGAGCAGAAGTTAATTCATCAATACTAACAGGCATTCTTTTAGACATTTCAAGAACTTCTGCACCCATTTGTTCTATACTTTCAGTACTTGTATCTACTAAAGTAGCAATATCAGTCATTGCTTTCTCAAAATCCATTGTTACTTTTATAGTGCTTTTAATTGCAGCAATTGTTCCTCCTATTGCTGCTGTTAATCCAAGCCAAGGTAACATCATTCCTGCTACATTTTTCATCTGAGCACCAAAACCCTTCATCTGTCCTTGAACAGATTTTATCTTCCTGCTTGCATTATCTTGAGCATCTAAAACTATTTGTAATCTTTGTACGGGCATATTATTTCCTATTTTTTAATTTTGTTTTATCTATTTCTTTTCTTATTTTTTCACTATCTATCTGAAGTTTCTGGCTTACTAAATCCAAAAACCAATTGGGTTGTTCCATATAATCCCAATATGTCCATTTCATCTCTTGGCAGATTGCCACTATCTCCATATCTGGAGTCATCAATCCCTTTTTATACCAACTAGTAGCATCTGCCTTTATGCCAAAAAAGCCGTTTCCCTTGAAACTTTATTGATTTCACTTACTACAAAATCATAATCTCCTGCTTTCATATCTAATATCTCATCTAAAATCTTTTCTTTCTTTCCATTTACTGAAACTATAATCATTTCGATTGCTTTATTTTCAGCATCTTCAATCGTTTCGGCTGCATTTATCTTGACTTCTTCTGTTTTTCCAGTAGTAGGTATATTTGTTTTTTCAAGAAAAATTCTTCTTAAATCTCTTTTTTCTCTTCCTGTAATCCAACTTTTTAAGACCACTTCATGTTTATCAATAGGTGTCTTAATTGTTTTCATTTCTCTATTCATTTTTTTATTAACTAAACTAATTAATTTTTCGACCTTTAACTACTTATGCTGAAGTAGAAGAAGATGTTGAACTTGAAGTACTTGAACTTGAAGAAGAACTTGTACTCGAAGATGTTGAAGAACTTGTAGAACTGGTTGGATATGTTACAGAATTAGTGTTTTGTAATTCCATTGCTGACCATAATCTCTCATTAGCCAAATCATACATTACTTCGAAGTTAATCGCTTGGGTACTAATATCCCCTAACTCTCTTGATGGTTCCCATTCAAAGAAATGGACCTTATCAAATATAAAGTTAAGATAAGCATATTGCGTAGCACCTATCAATTGTGTTCCTTCTAATCTTATCTGCATTGCTCTAAGAGTATTATTCAACATATAATCCCTCCAAATATTACTTTCATAATTCAATACTAAACTACCAGTAATCTTGATTCCTTTATTGACTATATCTTCAGGGTCTAGTTGTCCAAGGATATCTACTTTTTCTGCTGTTTTCTCAATAGTTAGAGTTAAACTCTTAATACTAACTTTAACAGCAGCAGCTATTTCAGCCGCAGTTCCTGCAACCTTGAAGGTTAAATCTCTACCAATAAACCTGTGGTCTGTTGAATAACTAGGGTCTGGTGTGGGTGATTCTACTGAAGATGCTTTGGAGATAAAATTAGCAGTATATCTTACATAATCCTCAGGAACTATATCAATTGTAAGGGAATTCAGCATAGCCAAACAAAACTTAATAGCAGTATTAACTGGGTCTTTCACATGAATAGTTAAACTATCATGAATAACATCATTCTGAAGCGTATATGTATGTTTATAAACCCCTGTTTCTACTGTTGCTGGAGCTGAAACTGTGCCAACCATAGCCAAAAGTATCAATCCAAAAGAATCAACATTTAACTCTCCTTCTATATCTCCTTCTGCCCATCTTTTTACCACTTGAGCAGTCATTGGAGCATCAGTTATATTCCCATAACTACTAGTTACCAAAGCTTTCTCAACTTTGTTATCAAAAGTAATAGTAGTTTTAGGAAGCCAGAAATCAGTTTCCTCACATTCTCCCCTTGGCCATTCTCGTGCAATGCCCACTTCTACTTGTCTTCCGGTTATTTTACTCATTTTATTATCTAAAACAATCCTTTAAAATTCTTATTTAAAGTTAAGTTTTAGTGTTAATTAATTTTTCGACCTTTATTTTATCCTGTTACATCGAATGAAATAACGACTCTAATTTCTATTTCACCGATTACATATTTTGTGTCTGGGTCTGTATAAATATCTGATAATAAAGGATAACTAACAATTACAGTCTCATTACTAGAAGCAGTATCTAAATCAGCTTGTAATCCAGTTAATCTTTCATCTTCGTCAAAACTTTTAATTACATCATCAACAACTCCTTCAATTATCTTCCTTGCTGAACTTTCTCCTTGACTTTCTATCTCTTGTAAAAGAAAAACTGTAAAGACATAAATTCTTTTATTTTCCATTGTTGTCTCAAATTCTGCTTCATTTCTTGTTGTGGTTACCATTGCTGCAGGAAATCCACTAAAATTCTCTGATGGAAAATCCTTAACTTCTTGTATAGAACTTATTGTTCCTAATTTTGTTTCTATTTTATCTCTAATTACTGAAAACATATTTTTATATTATTTATTTAACCTCTCTCAATTGTGATTCTGATAGCATCTTCAAAGTATTTTCTTATTCGAGGTGCTGCTTTTTCAGAACCTTTCTTTAAAAATTGTCTAACTGTTCCTGGAGATTTTGGAGGCATTCGTAATGGCCATCTCCGAGTACCTTCATGAACGAATATAGCATACTTTGCTGTAGGAGCAATAATTGCTCTTAATCCACTAATATTCGTTCTTATACTCCCTCTTAAACGACCTGTATCAATTGGAGTAATAGGTTTAGTTTCTCTCTCTACAAGATAAGCCGATTTAGCTATTGCTTTACTCAATTCTCTTTTTAATCTCGGGGAGAATCTTCTAAGTTTATCATTAAGTTTGCTCAAGCCCTCAATTCTAATCGTAATTGCCATATTTTTAATCTAATCTTAATATAACTATTTCCAAATGTTGAAAATTACCCAAAGTAGCCGGAATACTTACTCCTAACACTCTGTATTCTGCTCCACTTGAAGTATCGACAAGTTTATCGCCTTTTCTAATATCATCACCTATATCAGCATATAATCTAAATGTTTTTCCTATTGAACCTCCTATTGCTACAGCATCTATATCTGCCATTCTTTGAATACAAACATCAAGAGTCAAGGTACTTTGATAACTTGTTTTATCTCCTGATACAGAGTCTAATCTTGAAACAATAACTTCGTTTGTGAATAAATTTATGAGGGACATTTTTTTATACTTCGATTTTCCTGTATTTATCGAGAATACTATTTAAACTTAAATGATTCGCCATTTTTGAAATATCCTGAAAGGTCACATCATATTCTCCTAATCTTTCCTTTTTGACTTCACCAGCAATACTTAAATTTTTTTCTTCTATAAACCCTGATACTATTTTTACTGTAACCATTTTGATATCTTCTGGAACTGTATCTGCATAACCAAAATCTCCTGTTACCTTAACATTTTGTCGACCCCTTAGAAATATTGGTATAGGAGCATTACTTTGATTCAAAACAATACTTGTATAAGGTCTTACAAAAGGTGTAGTAGAAGAAGGATAAAGGTAATATTCATCTATACTATCTATAGTATGAATAACATCTCCATCTGCATCAAGAATTTCTACTTTAGTAAGAGATAATAAATCATCTATTAAAAGTTCATTTGTTCCGTCTCCATCATAAAGTTTAGAAACTCCTGCCGTTTTCTCAAATGTTCTTCCTGTATAATTCTCAATATAATTTTCTGCTGCTGAAATCCAATTATCTATCACGGTATCAAAAGTTGCTGATATGTTTATCATCAGATAATTCTGTATATCGCTTTTTAATATATAAGACATATTTTTAATTTAATTTATTTTTATGAGCATCTTCGACTAATTCTTGAATAGATACCCGTTTTTGAACTATAAGGCGAATCTTTTTTACTATAAGGCGAAGTTTTAGGACAATAAGGACTTATTTCTAATGAAACTGTTGAAGTTGAACTTGAAGTTGAACTGCTTGTACTACTCGAAGTACTAGAGCTTGTTGATGAAGAAGTACTTGAACTTGTGGAACTAGTAGAACTACTTGTAGAAGAACTTGTACTCGAACTACTAGAACTACTTGTCGATGAAGATGTACTAGTAGAAGTTGAACTGCTCGTGGAAGTACTTGTTGATGAGCTGGTACTAGAAGATGTCGAAGTCGAAGTACTAGAACTTGTAGATGAACTTGTGCTTGATGAACTACTGCTAGATGTCGAAGAACTGGTACTACTAGAACTACTACTAGAAGTTGAGGAACTTGTAGAAGATGATGTACTCGAACTCGTGCTACTACTAGAACTACTGGAAGTGCTTGAACTCGTTGACGATGAACTACTACTACTGGTTGATGACGATGTACTAGAACTTGTGGAAGATGTTGAACTACTTGTTGAGCTGGATGTAGACGATGAGCTTGAACTGCTAGTGCTAGATGAAATAGAACTAGAACTACTTGAACTTGTGCTTGTTGACGTACTACTACTTGTTGAAGACGATGTGGAACTACTCGTTGACGAAGATGTTGAACTAGTACTTGAACTTGTACTACTACTTGTGCTTGAACTAGTGCTAGACGATGTACTACTGCTGGATGATGAAGATGTAGAACTACTTGTACTACTACTAGACGATGAAGATGTAGAACTACTAGTACTGGAACTCGTAGAAGAGCTAGTTGAAGAACTTGTTGATGAACTCGTTGATGAAGTACTACTAGAAGTACTTGATGAAGTAGAACTTGAAGTACTAGAACTTGTACTTATACTTGTTGATGAACTTGTAGACGAACTCGTAGAACTTGAAGTGCTAGAAGATGTGCTTGAAGTACTACTTGAGGTTGACGAACTTGTGCTAGAACTCGTCGAACTGGAAGTAGAACTCGAAGTTGAACTTGTAGAAGAAGAAGTAGATGAACTAGTCGAACTGCTTGTGCTTGAGGTACTACTACTTGTTGATGAAGAAGTGCTAGATGATGTCGAACTAGAAGTGGTTAAAGTAGTTGTACTTGTACTGCTTGAAGTTGAAGAACTGGTTGAAGAAGAAGAACTGGAACTGGTACTTGACGATGTAGAAGAACTGGTTGAAGAACTTGTAGACGAACTCGTAGAACTAGATGTGCTAGAAGATGTAGATGACGTACTGCTACTAGTACTAGAGCTGGTAGATGAAGAAGTACTACTACTAGTCGAACTAGAAGTACTAGATGTAGAACTACTGGTTGAAGAGCTGGTACTAGAACTAGAACTGCTTGAAGTTGAACTACTTGTACTTGATGAAGTTGAAGATGAAGTCGAACTTGAAGTAGAGGAAGATGTACTACTACTCGTGGAAGATGTTGAACTTGATGTACTAGAGCTTGTCGATGAAGACGAACTGCTACTTGTAGAGCTACTCGTAGATGAACTTGTACTTGATGAAGTAGAACTTGATGTCGAAGAACTGGTTGAGCTACTGGTACTAGAAGTCGAACTGCTTGTTGAAGACGAAGTACTTGTCGATGTACTCGAACTTGTAGAAGAACTAGAACTTGTACTCGTTGAACTACTCGTAGAACTACTTGTACTAGATGAAGTACTACTTGAAGAACTACTACTTGTAGATGAACTGGTGCTTGAAGATGTAGAACTTGAAGTTGAACTACTCGTACTAGAACTCGTACTACTACTAGTTGATGAAGTCGAGCTTGAAGTACTAGAACTCGTAGATGAGGATGAACTACTACTGGTAGAACTAGAAGAACTGCTACTCGTAGATGTTGAAGTCGAACTACTGGTAGATGAACTTGTTGAAGAACTGGTAGAACTAGACGTACTTGAACTTGTACTACTAGTGCTACTTGAGGTTGACGAACTTGTTGACGATGAAGTCGAAGAACTCGTCGAGCTGGAAGTAGAACTCGTAGAACTGCTTGTTGAGGAAGATGTTGAACTTGAAGAACTAGAACTCGTACTACTCGAAGTTGAAGAACTTGTGCTTGAACTTGTACTACTTGATGTACTACTAGAAGTTGAACTTGTAGAAGAACTACTAAATACTACACCCCATAAATCTGTTTTTCCTATATATGGAGGAGGAGTGGAACTAGTTGAGCTTGATGTTGAACTACTAGTCGAAGAACTTGTACTCGTAGAAGTACTACTCGATGTTGACGAAGAAGTAGAACTACTGGTTGAAGTACTTGTACTAAAAGATGTACTACTAGAAGTAGAACTACTTGTACTTGATGAAGTACTAGAACTTGTAGATGAAGTAGAAGAACTTGTTGATGAACTTGTTGAAGAACTAGTTGAAGAAGTTGTTGTTGTTGTTCCTGCTGGTGTATAGGTGGCATAGATAGAGAATTTTTTATTTGTTGTCGTTCCAAGAGCGATGGTATCTGGCCAAGGATTATAAGATAGATAGTCCCATTTCGCATTTCCAAGTCCTGTGTCATATTTTACATATACACTACCACTACCCCATAGACAAATATAATAACCTATTTCTGGGCTAACACTCGGATTATTAGGAAAAACTAAAGTAGCCCATCCAGCAACATTTCCATCACTTCTTTCAGTTGTTTCTCCGTCTGTAATTTTTGAAGAGTCAGAACCATCATAAAAAGCTCCGCTCACGCTTTCAGAACCCCAACCTGACTGATGAAAAATTATATTATCTCCTGTTCCTGCACTTGCTGGACTTACAGATAAATTACTTATGATGTTGTCACCGATTGAAAAAGTTCCAGCAGTTCCCTCTTCTTCATACCCAAACTTATCATTACTCTTAATCGGATAAATTGCTTTATCTAAAAAGTCCTGTGGGATAGTTATTATTCTTTCCCCATTTTCCTCATCAAACCAGATATAATCCAAATCTCCATATACTTCCCAACCATTTGCGTCAATTAGTTTTGGAGCAAAATCGTGTCCGAACTTCCCGCATTTATAATCCTTGCCAAAAGCGTCAACCATTCCGCCTTTCGTGTTATGATAAATAGCAAAGGAATTAACTACATTTGGAGGTCTAATACAACCTTCATCTATTTCTTTCTGTGTTAATGGTAGTTGTTTATAAAAACTTAATCCCTTTCTCTTAACTGAAAATCTTATTTTATTAGTTGTCGGCTTTGCTTTTAGGTAAGGTATCATTTTTATTCCACCCTTGCCCTCTGAATAATCAAAATACTCTATCTTGATATTTCCCTTGTCCCAAATTATTTTATCTTGTAAGGTGCTAACTTGTGCTTTTTCGTATTCTGTATCTTTTAAGCGGACTGAAAAATTAACCTCGTTTGACCAACGCATTAGCTTAATTTGTGGGTAAAACTCGGTTTGTTTTGTATCCCCTATTTCAATATTTATCTCATCTTTTGGTTCGTTAGTATATAAATCCTTTTCAGCATTTTTAATTTTATCTAACCGAAAAGCATTATTAACTATTGAGTATTTTTCAGCAACTTCTGGACTGATATTATCTATATCTGTACTAGTCAATTGTTCAAATTCGTTACTCATATACAGCCTGTTGGTAAACTCTACAACTTACCCAATAATAATTACCTATCTTTTTGTAGTACTTATCCACTTGAGCAAATTGAGAACCACTTAATGTAAAATCAGTGTTTGCGGCAGTTGCATTATCACTATCTATATTCTCCCAAATTCCATCTGTCTGATTGTATATCTGTAAATAAACAGTTGAAGTTGAAGGAGCTAAATCTGATTGTCCTTCCCAATTGACCTTTATCTTGTCCGTGTTGTTCGTATTCTTATCCTTAAACTCAAACATCCAGTAGAAATTACCTTCCTGGTCTACATACTGGTTATCAGAAGTACTGACCTTGGTATATTCAGTTGAAATGAACAAGGTTTCCAAATCGTCATCATCGGTTGGTAAAGTTTTCTCGTCCCACCTGCTATACACTTTACTGGCTGGACCGACCAACAATCCCCACCCAAGCTCGCAGGGGTCTACCCCTATCAGGCCTATCCATATCATAGGGATAGCAGCATAAGCAGGAACACTATCAGGAGTTTGTATTTGTGCTACTGTTTCAGTATTTATTACCGCATCAGTAGAAGGGTCAAATTCATCAGGGTCATTCCCTAAATCAGGAACCCAAATTACTGGTTCATGTCTATGCAATCTATGTTCAATAATATAATGATGTTTCCAGATATAATGTAATACTCCATCTCCGTTTTCAACTATCCCGACATCACCATGCCATGCTTCTGGAGTTATTGCTCCATGAAGTGTAGTTAATCCTGACCAAGCAGTAGTATTTCCACTTTCTCTTGCTATACTTTTAACTGAACCATCTGCATCTATAAAGATTAAATGACATACTTTTAATCCTGCATCTATACTATGTTCTAAATCAAATGCTGTTTTTCCCGAATAAGTGTCTGCATCTACAGTTTGAATTCCCTTTGTAACTCCTGCACTAAAATATTGTGATTTTATAGCATCTCCTTCTTTGTAAACAAATAACACATCATCTTTTGAAGCTCCTGATTCTCCTATAGAACGACAACTTTCACCATAAATCGTACTTGTATTTGTATTATCGCTGATATCTTGCGAATTTCCCCATCCAGTTATATCAAGAGTATTAGATTGTCTTTTAACCACTACATACTGTGTTCCTTCTGAATCATCATAAAATACAGCAGTAGCATACAACTTAGGCGTAGGAGTTTGTCTATCTGCACATAAATTAACTTTTCTGTACCAATCTGGACTAGTTCCTTCAAATACTTTGGTGTTATTTTCCCAAGCCCATCCTGTTGCACTTGCCTCATCACTTTCAGCTATAAAAGTATCTATACCATCTGAATAATGGATTGTCGTTGGTATATTATTTTCTGTTCCCTTAACAGTAAAATCTCCAACTATCCAACTTGCATCAAATCCAGAAGTATCTATCCTTGCATTTACATTTTCTACCCAATTATCCCCCCCAAGATTATCTTCATGTATATATTCAAATACCAATCTATTATTATCTTCATCATATCTGCCTCTCCAATAATAAGGTAGATTATACCATACCTTCCTCTGCCAATTACCACCTAATTCTCTATCACAAGGAGGAGGAGTACTTGATGTACTACTACTCGTTGAAGAACTGGTAGAAGAAGATGTGCTAGTTGAAGTGCTTGAAGATGTTGAGCTACTAGTAGAAGAACTAGTTGAAGTTGAAGTACTAGATGAAGTGCTACTAGAAGTAGAACTTGTACTACTACTCGTTGAAGAACTTGTGCTTGAACTTGTACTACTACTCGTACTACTAGAAGTCGAAGATGATGTTGAACTGCTTGTAGAACTACTAGTTGATGAAGATGTACTAGAACTAGTGCTGCTCGTACTGGAACTCGTTGATGAAGAAGTTGAGCTACTACTACTAGAGCTTGTTGACGAAGATGTGCTACTACTTGTTGAACTAGATGTTGAAGATGAAGTCGAACTGGAAGTGCTAGAACTAGTACTACTTGTGGAACTGCTTGTAGAAGAAGAAGTAGAACTCGATGTACTACTGCTTGTACTACTTGAAGTTGAGGAACTCGTCGAACTGGATGTTGAAGAACTAGTGCTACTACTTGTAGAAGTTGATGTAGAACTGCTGGTTGATGAACTTGTTGAACTGTTGAACTTGAAGTACTGCTAGAAGTAGAAGATGTAGTAGTCGTAGTTAATTCTCCAGAAGTACACCAGCAATGGATATCATCAACTAAACAACCATTCATATCTCCTTGACTAGCATCATATAATATATAAGCCGCAATATAATCAATTGCCGACGCATCTGGATTTCCAGTCTTACTAGCATCATTCCAAGGACATTCAATTGGATTCCAACCATTACTAAACGCATTACCATACGCATCTGTTGTTGCAATTCCTAACCAAAAATCAGTAGTAGCACTCCCCCATCTAAGTCTCATGCTATTTAATTTTGAAACATCTGGAATATAAAACCAAGCTGTAATATAACCTTTATTTGGACCACTTCCTGCACCAGATAAATCAACTGGAGCCATCGTGGAATTATAAACTCCCGCAAGGTTATTTACATGTTCAGAGACATCTACATCCCATTGCATACTTGCAACACCTTCTTTCTTATTATTAGCATTAGCCTGAACATTAACACCATCTATCCAACCCAAGAAAGTTCCATTTGCATCAACACTATCACAATTATGGAGTTGTATATCATCTACACATATAAGAGTTGTAGTTGAACTAGTACTTGAACTTGTCGATGAACTTGTTGAAGAAGATGTACTAGAAGAAGTTGATGAACTAGTAGAACTACTCGTACTTGTACTTGTCGAAGAACTCGTACTACTACTAGTTGAAAAACTTGTACTACTACTTGTTGACGAACTTGTACTAGAACTTGTAGATGAGCTTGTTGAGGTTTCACTAGATGTAGATGAACTAGTAGATGAACTAGTTGAACTTGAAGTAGAACTACTTGTTGATGAACTTGTTGTTGTAGTAGGTACTTCTTCACTCCCATAAGTTAATAAACTATCATTTCCAGAATTGTAAGTCCCTTTTAACCAAGCATCAGAACGTGTCATGTCAGAAACTCGAACTTCATCAACATAACCAGGCCCTTTTCCAAGACCATTAGCGTCGAAAATTAGGAAAGCATTCCCTGCTCCTACATCTTTTGTTCCAACGGTAGTCCCTTTACTAACTAAATTAATATAATATTCTAATGTCCCACTATCATTGGTAACATTTACAAAATACCAAGTACTATTATCTATCCCTTCCACTGATGCAATTTGGGTAACTCCGTGAACAAATAATATCCACCGATTATTATTACCATCTCGGAGCCAAAATACTCTCTCTCCACTCGTAGCATCTGAAATCTCCATTATTCCTCCAAATCCTTCATCTGTCCCGTGATTTTTAAACCAACACGATACCGTCCAGTCATCAGTTTTAACATTAATACCAAAATTAGAGGCAATATCTAGTTTTTGAGTAGTATTAGGATGTGCTGCATAAGAAGCATTTCCCATCAATCCCCCGGCAGGAAAAGTAACTACTCCTGTATTAGTAAGATGTTCAGTATTAGATGTTGAATCATTAATATCTGGTAAATGATAAACTGCTTTAAAATTACCATTCCAAACAGCATTAGAAGCTGCATCAGTTGGGTCATCTCCTATATTGGCATTATCAGCATGGTCTTTGTCATAATAAAGGTAAATTGAAGTATCCCCATCAATAGTCCATCCATCTGCACTTGTATGGATTATTCCTACACTATTGGCGGGCGTGCCAGCATCATAATCCCACTGCTCTATTTCTCCCTTTAATTCAGTTTCACCATCAGCTTTAGTAATAGCTATCTTTCTGGAGTTAGTTGTAACCTCTTCAAAAACTTTAGTACTATCACCATTTGCATCTTTTAAATGAATAGTTATAGGGAACCAGGTAACACTAGCACCAATCTTATTAGTGTAATCAATATCGAGTTTTATTCTTTTATCCCATCCTGCTAACCATCCTGGATTATTTTCAACAGTAACTGCTAAATAATCTATTTCTAATTGCCCATCAACATCTGGTGCCCCACCTTTTCCTAATGCTTTTCCATTTGCAATTCTTATTTTAATTTCATCATCTTCATTTAGATAAGCAGCAAAACCTGAGGTTATATTTCTAGTATAATTACTAATACTTGTCCCAATAGACATTACAGCACCAACTTCATCCCATCTTGTTTCATCAAAATTCCAAAGTAATACATAATAATCATTAGTATTTTTAGAATCTTTTGCTCTTAGATTAACTTCTATTTTCCATATATTAGTCTGATAAAGTCCTGGATAATCATCCCATTGGTCAGTTGGACTTACTCCATCAAAAGTAAAATCTGTTTTATAATCACCAGAATCGTCAAATTTCAAATATTCACCATTTACAGATAAAGTGTCTGAATAGCTTCCATCATTTATACTTCCTTCTGAAACTGTAGGATTAGCTATTGCTTGTTTTGTAATCCCTTCTCCTTCTTGACCAGGAAAACTAACAGTGCTTGTGCTTGAACTTGTACTAGAGCTTGTGGAAGATGATGTACTAGAACTAGTACTTGAAGAAGTTGATGAACTTGAAGATATACTAGTTGAACTAGACGTGGAAGAAGAAGTTGAACTAGATGTACTAGAAGTCGATGAGCTAGTACTAGACGAAGTACTTGAGCTTGTGCTCGATGATGTCGAACTACTTGTAGAGCTACTTGTAGAAGTGCTTGTCGATGAAAATGTGCTCGAACTCGTTGATGAACTAGTACTATTACTAGTGGAACTTGATGTACTTGAACTCGTTGAGCTAGAAGTTGAACTACTTGTGCTTGAAGATGTTGAACTTGAAGTACTCGAAGTAGTCGTTGTAGTAGCTGCAGCTGTAGTAATTGATGTCTGACAAATTGCAGTATTACTCCAATCAATAGAAACAAGTTGTATTTCATATTCTTGGTCATCTAAGGCACCTGAACCAAAGCCTAATGCCCATTGCCCTTCCCAATAATCACCATTTTTTACTTTATTAGCATTAGCAAGATTATCTCCTTCGCTTTCTTCACTATCATCTACTATTGTAAGACAACCAGCACTTGCTCCAACTGCATTACCATCAACTAAAACAGTTCCTGTTCCCCAACATATTTCTGTATCAACACCAACATCAGCAAAAGACCCTCCTACTCTTCTCCATTGTAATTTAAAATCACCACTAGCATTAACCGAGTCAGCTAAAGCATAAGTTGAAATAATAAATTCATTGGCTTTATTCCAATCAATAATATCAATATTACAATTACCTTCCCATGCTCTATCTGCATTTGCTATCCTTGAATTTGTTTGACAAATAAGTGACATAATTACTTACTACTTAAGGTAAATTAAAATTAAGATTACCAAAATTGCTATCATCCAAGGACCAACTATAATCATTTCTCTATGTATTTTTTCTTGAAATTCTATTTTCATATATATTCGGGCTTCTAGCCCTGCTTTGAAAGAGCTGACAGGAACAAAGCCCTGATTTGACCTTTATCTATAATTCATTTTTATAATCAATATCAGCTTGTTCTCTAAGTTTTTCTTTTTCTTTTGCTGATAATACTCGTCCATTTTTCTCTAATTCAGTTATTCTTTTAAGATATTCTCTATTAGGACCAGTATATTGTTTTCTATTTTCTATTTTACTTATTGTTATATTACCTTGATGAAATACTCTTGTCTTATGTGTTTTATATGTATCCAATCCTATCTTTCTTAATCTTCTCCAGTAATCCCTATCTTCTCCAAATCCTATTTTAAAGTTTTCATCAAATAAACCTATTTTATCCATTGTCTCTTTTTTAATTAACCAACAACTTCCAAATTCTGCTCCTTTCCCATATTTATCATAATTT